CCACCGAGTAGGTGGGTTTTTTATGGTTATAAATAAATTATATGCCTAAAGAACATGCTGTAATTGTTATCGGACGATTTCAACCACCAACTGCTGGACACCATTCGATGGTCCAACATGCCATTGATATGGCAAATAGTCTTGATGCTGACCATATCATATATGGTAGCAAATCAGAGGGAGATGCAGATAATCCACTTCCGAATGATGTTAAAAGAAGACACATGATGAGAGTTTTTGGTACAGAAAATGTAGTTGTCGATAAGAACTTAAAAGATGCCATAGCACAACTCAAACACGCACATGATTTGGGATATAAAAAATTAACATTGGTTGCTGGTGGAAGTAGAGTTAAGGGTTATGAAAATTTTCGTAAATACTTTGGTAAAAAGAACATAAGCGAAAAGACAGGTGCTGTATTAGATCTACGAGGAATCAAACCAGAGAACTTTAATGTCGTTGGATTGCCACGCGATCCAGACAGTGATGCTGGAAAGTTGAGTATCGGATCGGGTGATTTTGATCCAAAAACAGGAAAAATGAAAATTGCAAAAGTATCTGGATCTTTGGTGAGATCAGCAGCAGATACTGGAGACTTTGACTTATTTCACTCAATGATGCCTTCTCATGTCTCTACTAGAGATTCTAGAGAGTTGATGAGTGATCTGGCAACACATATGAAAAAACTCCGCACAGAGGAATTACATCCAATTGCTGATAAACTTTTAAACGAAGTTGTTTCTGCACAGACTAGAGTAAAATTAGCAAGAGCAGCAAGAAGAACCGCAAAACGAAGAGCAATGCTTCGTAAGTTGAGATCAAAGAAAAGAAAAACAAATCCTCAATTGCAAAAGAGAGCAAAGCAACATGTAAAAGATGTTCTAAGAAAAAGAGTATTCAAAGGCAATTGGAAAAAATTATCATACTCACAAAGAGCAAATATAGATGCAAGAATCAATAAGAAAAAAAGAGATATAAGTTCTATGGTTAGAAGAATAATGCCAGAAGTTGTAAGAGATGAAACAAAGAGACTACAAAGACTACAAGGATTAACAGATTCATTTGATCCTGTAGTTGATAACTTTTTACAAAACTTTTTATCAGAAGCAAGGACACCAAAGCGTCCAGAAAAAGATTCTGAAGGAAAGAAAATAAGAAGAGATCAAAACAGAGAAAATAAAAGAAATCAAAGAGAAAGAGATGAAACCAAGATGAAGGCTGGTGATTTCAAAGGCACTATAATGGTCGTCAAAAACGATATTGGTGATATTGAAATCATTGACAAAGAATCTTACAATCCTGAAATACACGATGTGGTTGTTGCAGCAGATAAAGCAACCAGAGGAAATGTTTCCAAGTTCGTTAAAGATGCAGACTTTGTAAACACAGAAACATCTAAAAAATTATTTGGTTTGATTAAAAAGGGTGCAGGAAAAGGAAAAACTAAAGAAAAAGCAAAAGAAGAACCAAAGAAAGAAAAGAAAGAATCGTCAAAGGATTCTTCTAGTGGTATGCAGGAATTACCACAACAATTAGTTCCAGCAACAAAGAAAGCTTCAAAGAAAGATACATTTGCTACATCTCATGGTGCTACTGAAATGGAATCTGGTATAGTCTATGCTTTGAATTCCATGCTAGGTCTTACACCTCAACAAATGATTGAAAAAGGTCTTATTGAGAAAAAAGATCTTGATGCTGCAATGCAAAACCCCAATGAATCTTTCTTACCATCATGTCAGAGAGCAGCACAACAAATACTTAAACAATTTGGAAAAGTTTATATCAAACACACTGGAAGACTGAAAAAAGAAACAAAATTAAATAAAGAAGCAAAAGACAATGGAGTAACTGATAAGACTCCAAAATCTGATTTACTTTTAGTTGATGATAAAGGAACAGTAGTTGCCACATTATCTCAAAAAATAGGAAATTCACAATTAAGTTCTGGTGGTCCAGCAGAAACCATAACAAATTTAAAATGGTCAATGGCACAAGTTGCTGATAAATTAGAACCCAGTGCTAAAAAACAAATAGAAAAATTTATTAAATTCTTCGAAGATGAATTAAGTGGAAATCCAAGAACGAAAAAAGGACCAGTTTCTTTATATCAAAAAGGTTCTGCTAGAGAAGGTCAAGATGAAGAAGTAGCAAGAAGAGAAAGATTGCATGATAAAGCAACTGAAATGTTGAATACAGTTTTAAATGGTGATAAAAATTTAGCTAAAGCATTTGTTTATTCTCTACTTACAGGTCAGAGCAAATTTGAAGAAGGAAGTCCATCATCAGCAACACACATATTCAGTGCAAACAGAGATGGTACTGATGCAAAGATTACTCCAATTGATATGGATTATTGCGGAAAAATTCTTGACAAAGTAAAATTTCAAATGAAGTTTAAATCTTCAGCAGTAGAAACTACTGATGTTAAAAAGAAGTGGGCGGAATTTGAGGAAAGAAAGAAAAAATTAGGAGAAGAAGTTTCACCAGAAGAAGATTTCCGTCAATATTCCTTTAGAAGTGTTATTCGTTCATACTTGTTCGAACAAAATTCTTTTCGTAAAAAATTATTAAATATGATAATTGAAAATGCTGAAGAAAACAAATTAAAAAATGTTGTCGCAAAAGAACCAACAAATCCAGAAGAAGCACTTCAATATTTAAAAGATGCTTTTGAATATATTGGAGATGATGGTTTTAAGTTAATACAATTCTTCGAAGATTCAATTGACTTTGATACCACACAACCAATTATTGATTGGTCAGAATATGCTTCAGTTCCTTCCACAACTACAAATAAGATTTATGTAAATGGAAAAGAATTTGAAATTCCAGTAGAGGAACCATATAATTATGAAGACAATGGTTCTATGTCTTCTCCATTGTCTGAAGCATATCTAGAAGAAAAGAAAAGAAATTATCGCAAAGAATATGATAATTATCACTCAAAACCAGAACAAAGAAAGAATCGCAGTAAGAGAGTTCTTGCTCGTAGACTTATGAATAAACTCGGTAGAGTTCGTAAGGGTGATGGTAAAGATGTAGATCATAAAGATGGCAATCCACAAAACAATGGAAAGCACAATCTAAGAGTCAGAGATAAATCTGAGAATAGAGCAGACAATGACTAATAGACAAACAAGACACAATGCAAAAGTCGGTGGTGCGGAAAGTTATGTTAGTAGCAGTGGTCACGCAGCACAGTGGAGTCCTGAAGGTCTGGAAGACATTATAAAATCAGACAATATAGTTGTAAGCACAAATCATTCTAGAAATCAAGGAGTAATCACATTTTCATTAAATGCTGAAGTTCCCAGAGCAAGACAGGATAAAAATTATTCTCCAGACCATTTTATGAATACTACAAGATATTCGTTGGGACATGGGATAATTTATCCAGATGGTTCGATAGATAAACAGGCACATCCCAAATGGACTCACGATCCTGGATTTATGGATGAACGAGCAATTAAACACATTTTATCAAATCACTTAAATTCTTTTATATCACATCCACGCACTAGTGAGCAAATGACAGTTGCTCAATATCATGGATTACAATCTCAAATTCAAGAAGATCTTCGCAGATGGTTCAAAGAAAAATGGACTGCACAGGATGGTTCTAAATGTGGTGATTATAAAGGAAAAGGAAGAGTTAAGTGCAGACCATCTCGTAGAGTTTCGGAGAAGAGTCCTCAAACATGGAGTGAAATGTCTCCAGAAGAAAAGAAGAAAGCAGTAAGAAAGAAACAAGAAGCACATCGTAAAGGAAAGCAATGGTCTTCTCACAAATCTGGAAAAACCTGGGATGGATCAAAAAATAAATATAAGCCAGGGAAGAAAAAAATGAATGAATCATTTCTAATTGAAGACGATGTTATCATGTCTGGGGAAAATCCAGCAGAATATAGAAAAAGATTACTAACAAGAATTCAATCTGGTGATATATCTGGAATGGATAATCATGATAGAGTTCATGGTGCTTTGGCATATATTGATTCAATCCGAGATCAGTATCAAGGCAGAGAAAGAAATATTGTTCTAAATGTAAATGGTGTGGGAACTGATGGTGGTGCTAAAATTGGATTCATAATTCATGGAATTCATCCAAAGGGAAAACATCTAATGGCACAACCAGTAGCAAAAGGTGCTGCAACCCATCCTCGTCTAGAGGAACTTCCAATTAAAAACATATATGGATTACAAATGTCAACATATCCAAATATGAAATCAGAACATAGAGAAACATTAAGAAGACTAATGGACTTCAGAGGACTACGAGAAATGACTGAAAACTTCAAACAATTAATAATAGAAAAACGAAAATCAGAAGGCAAACCATACAAAGGATTCAAGAAAGGCAAGAATCACCCAGAAGGTGGTCTATCTCGCGCAGAAGCAAAGAGACAAGGCATTCATGCTGGAATTGAAACGAAAGATGAAGCAAAGCGTAAAGGTGGATTTGGAAAACTCTCACCCAAGACACAAAAGCGTAGAAAATCATTCTGTGCTCGTATGTGTGGAATGAAGAGAAGAAACACCAGTTCAAAGACTGCAAGAGATCCAAAATCGAAAATCAATGCAGCACTCCGAGTTTGGGGTTGCAGATGTGGAACAAATGAATCATATGAAAATATTTTAAATAATATACTTTTAGAAAAAAGAGGTTCTTGTTGGGAAGGTTATAAACAAGAAGGAATGAAAAAGAAAAATGGGAGAATGGTTCCAAACTGTGTACCAGTGAATGAATCTATATTAAATGAAGAAAATAACCCAACAAACAAAAAATTATGGTCAAGAGCAAAGGCACTTGCTCGTAAAAAGTTTGATGTATACCCATCAGCATATGCCAACGCATGGGCGGCAAAATGGTATAAGAAGCACGGTGGTGGATGGTCAAAGGGAAAGACAAATGAAAGTTTCGATCAAACCCAATTAACAACTGAAGATATTTGCAAGAATGTCTTTAATGCTAAAATTCTTGGAGAAGAAATAGTAAATAGCAATAATGCTGGTTCTATGACTGCTTCAGAAATATCTCTTCGTGACAAGATTGAGAAAAAGGTAAAAGGAATCAAACCAATCAAAAAGGGAGATTCTGAGAAAAATGCAAGATACAGATTCGCAACATATCTTGTTCTCAAGAAGAGAGAGAAGGAAAAGGGTAAGAAGGAAACAAAGGGTAAGAAGAAAAAGAAATAAATACAATATAGAATAGAGGTCCAAATGAAAAAAGTCATTTCAGAATATCAACACCCAGATATCAACAGAGCAGCATTCTGGCCAGCAGATGCCGAAGCAGTTAGTGGAAAGGATAGATTAAATCCACAAACTACAGAAGGCATTCACAGAATCAATGTATTTTTGAATCATTTCTTTAGCAAAGCAACACAAAATCCCCACTATGAGGTTGCTCAGTTAAAGGCAAGACTAAATCATCTTAGACTTGACTTTGACTTTGACAATACCAAACCATTGAATCCTGTAGAAAATTACAAGGTAAGTCATGGATTTATTTTTGGTACAACACCAACTACAGATTTATCCAAGGGATTTGATTCTGGATCAGATATGCCAACTTATAATCTAGAAATAAGAACAGTTAAAACAGAGGATGGTTTTAAAATGGAAGGTAAATTCTCACATTCTGAAAATGTTTCGGAAGCAATGATGAAGAGAAATAAAAGAATTAAAACAATTAAAGAAGTTTTTGAAAAAGCAAAAGCAAAAAAACTCATAGATCCAACTGGAACCAGAGAAAAAGAATCAACAAAGAAAGATTTTGTAAAGTCGATTGAACGAAAGTCAAGATAATGGTTTAAAATGAAAGAAAAATTGTGCCACAATAATTTTATAATGTATGCAATGAAAATGTATAGCAATCCCCTTTGTACGGGGATGGAAGAATTCAAAGAAGATATATTAAGAATAAAATACATAAAAAGACTTCTTTTAAAATATAAAAAAAATCATAGTTTGAAAGAAAGATTGATTCTAAATCATATTATAATTTTGCAAAATGTTTTTGGCGCAGAGGCTTGTACTAGAATATTGTTTTACAAAATTAATAAAGATTTACATTCTTACTTGAAATCATTTTTAGAATATCTTGAATACCTACCAAGCAATATACCAGAAGTTGACTTAAATGCAATAAATTCTGATCACAGAATACTAATGATATTGGAAAAGTTAAAATGATAAATTTCAAACAATTAATAAACAATATAGAATTAGTAGAACAAGCAGACTCGGCAAAAGAAGGAGTCGGACATTTACCACACATTGGTGAACTTCTCTATACTGGTAATTCTAGTGGATCAGTAAAACACTTAGTACATGGTTTAAAAACTCTTCAAGGAAAAAATATTGCAGGAGGTCTTTCACAAAAAATAGATGGAAAGATCTCTTTGTATTTTGGAAAGAAAGATGGAATTTCATATGTCCAATATAAAGGAAGTGGTGCTACTCCATTCTCCTCACAAGAAGCAATAGATAATTTTGTAAAGGAAACTGGAAAAGATTATCTGCATGGTGTATTTTCCGCTGGTCTAAATGCTGCACAACACCATCTAATAGATGACAATACAACATATCAAGCAGATGTGATGTTACATCACGATGATGAACATGTCAAGGGAAACATTCTTCATTATTTAAAACCATCGCCAAAAACAAAAGCAATATTTGCTGTTCATACAGAATTAGATTCTAGAACTGGGAAGAAAATCAAATATCTTCCAGATGTTTCACATTTAGAAACAGAAGAATCTCACTTTCCACAACTTAACATGAAAAATATGTTACATAGTGTGAGTCCAGAAGAAACAAAAACAATAACAGACAATATAGGAAAAGTTTCAAACATTTTGCAAGATGATGATGTAGTTCGTGTATCTAATGAAATAGCATCACACAGAGATCCATCAAATCAAACTGGACATAGAAATTTACATTTTGTTAAGTTCTCAAACAAGTATCAAAATGGAGAAGTAGATTCCAGGGATTATAATACTCTAGTCAATTGGACAAAATCTCAAATAAATTCTGCAAAAGGGAATGCAGAAAAAAATAGAATTAGAAGTCACTTGGATTATATCAAAAATAATAAATCTGGAATTTCAAAATTACTACAAGCACATACACACATTGATACTGCAAGCAATCATATCATAAATGCACTAAATCGTTCAAATCCAGGGTTAAAACCTGTTGATGTTGATGATGAAGGAAAACCAACAGGAAGAGTAAATTATAATAATAGTGAAGGATTTGTATCTGAACTTCCTGGTGGTACTGGTCAAGTTAAATTAGTTCCAAGACATTTCTCAGTAACAAATAGAAGAACAAGCAACGCAAGAAAAGTAAAACCAATCAAAGAAGAGATGACAACAGGAGGATTGGGTGGTGGGGGTGGAAATCCGCTAACTGCAAGTTCTGGTGATATATCTGGAATGGGATATAATCTGAAAGATCCTTGGCCTGATGATTTGAAGATAACACCAAGAGTTCAATCTGAATACACTGCAAAAAATATGTTAGCAGCGTCACAAGCAAAATTAAGTGGAGATAAAGTCAGAAATATGAGAAAGATATTCTCACTAATGAATGTGGGAAGGGAAGCATATTAATGGCAAAAAATAAAAACAAAAAAGGCAATGAGTCAAAAAATTATTATTTTTGTACTCATGTCAATAATGCTGGATATCAATTTGAATTACTTTTAACAGAAAAGGAATTTGATGCTGCTGTTAAAAGAGCAGAAATGAATCCAGAAGATATTCCTGAAAATTATATTGTTTTACAAGGAGTTAAAAAGAAATGCCAATAGAACTTCTCACACTTATTGGTGGATCTGCTACTGGATTCTTGTTTCGCTATATGGCAGAAAAACGACAATCAGAACAAGAAAACTTTAAAAGACTATTAGATATTAATAACTTTAATGAAAAGACAAGAGAAACCGCTGCTAAAAGAGTACCAATTGATGCTGGCAAAGCAGTACGACAAATCATTGTATTGGCAGTATTGTTTGGTACAATAGCAGCACCTTTTGTTCTTCCGTTTTTTAATATACCAACCGTGGTTGAAATCAATCAAACACACCCAGAAATTTTATTTGGTCTGATTCCACAAACATCGGAAACTATTTTTCAGACTGTGAATGGATATTTGTTTACCCAAGAGAATCGCCAGATTTTATTAGCGATTGTTGGGTTCTATTTTGGTAGTGCTACAGCAGGAAATAAATCATGAAAAAACTATTAATTTTGACACTTTGTGTGTTAGCATCTTGCAAATCAGTATGCAAAACAAACGGATTACAAACAACCCCAGATGTTCTAAACAAAACAACGGATACAGTTATAGCAAAAGATACTACTGCTGATCTTCCAAAAGGATCTCATATTAAAACCGATTCAGAGAAAAAGACCGAAGTAACTCTAGAGCATGATACTGTGGTTATAATAAAACCAGAACCATCTGAAGAACCAATAATTGAAAAACCACAAGAAGTTATTGTTCCTAAAAATACTACTGTAATTCTACCAGAAAATACTAGTATTCAAACTGTTGATACAACCAAGGTTAATATTGAAGCACAGACTGAAGTTCAATTACCTGTAGGGACAGAAGTAAAGATGAGTAGAGTGAATTGGTATGCTCTATTATTTTACTTTACATTGATCTTTGGTTTAGCATGGTATTACCTTCAGGGTAAAGGTGAAGACAAAGATGGTGATGGTTTTATAGATCCAAAGAAAAAGAAATCAAAGAGCGGAAAATAAAGTTTTACAAATATAAAAAGAATCTACGATGTCAGTCACAGGACTCCCAACAAGTGTTTTGTTGGGAGTTATCATTTTGTGAAGGTCCAATCCAGTTTCTTTGTGAAAACAATCAACCATCATTTGTTTATCAGCATTTCCCTTTCCTGTTGCCAATTTTTTAACTTTGGTTGGTTCTATTATTTCAATTGGTATTGAATTTTGATATAACTTATATTTTAAGATTCCTGTATTTTCCGCAATATTAAAAACTCTCCCAGTTGCATTATATGCATAACCTTCCAAACCAATCAAAGAACATCCCATACAAATATCCATAACCCATTCTGAAATAGAATCATATCTTTCACAATCTTGATTGTAATCAGAAAACAACTCTCCGTGAATATTTCCACGGAAAGTCGTTGCATATTTTTTAGTATCTGTTAAAAAATAAAATGAACAGTTTTCAAAATTAAAAGATTTTTCAGTATTGTGTACACAAATAGAGGGTCCATTAAGAGAATAATCAATTCCTGCTATTATCATACTAATATGTATGACTTTAATTTGATTTCACATTTAATTTACAATTTTAACATTTGGCTCTATAAGATATGGTTGATTTCTTTGCTCCATACCATAATCCACTAGAGCAGTTGTTACTATATTTTTCAATAATACATTTTTAATGTTTAGTGCTTTGTCAGAATCAGTGGCATGCCTCTTCCATCTGATCGGTTGATCTTTGAATATTATGTTTTCCATCAATATATGATTAGCATCAATCATCCACCAAGATCCCGCAACAGAATCTCTGTCTTGTGAAACATCCCAGTTTACAAAAGCAGTATTATCATATTGCTGAGTACCAGTAACAGAACTACAATTCATTTGGAATGCTTGCATCCAGAATTTTCTTGCTTTGATGTTGTAGAAAATATTGTTTTCTCTTCTTGGATCTGCCACTGTCAATGAAAAGAAATGAACAAGATCGGCATGATCATCACCTATTCTGACATAATCATCAATAAATGCATTTATATGAAGTCCTGTATTTGCTAATGGGGTATCTCCAGGTCTTATCAATTTTGAATTTATAGAAGTTGTTGCACTTCTCATAGTTCCTCTCGTATTGTACATCTCACAATTAATGTAATATGTACCTATAAAATTAGAACTAAATTCACTTCCAAGAGTTGGACTTTTAAGTGTTCCATCTGCGTTGTATGCTTCATAAGTAGCGTAACAATTATTTACAGAAATAATAGAATCTAAATTTCCACCACTTCTTATTTGTGTGCTGGTGATCGTATCATCACAATAAAAAGTAACATTATTTACTTGAAGTAATTTTGTTCCATAATTACCAACACCAACCAATCTTACTTTATCTCTAGTAAGATTAGGTGCTGCTTGAATTGTGATAAATCTGCTTATAGTTGATGGTGATGGGAATGAAAAAGTACCTACACCATTTGTGTGAGTTCCTTCCATTAACATTATTTTAGCACCATCACAAATTCCATTTTGTGCAGTTCTAACTATTCTTAATGCTTTACCAATAGTTTTATATGGTTTTTCTTCTGACCCATCAGCAGTATCATCATTGCCATTCGGAGAAACATACATCACAATACTTCTCAATGTTTGATGTGCATTCACATTTACAAACATTGAATGATTGCCATCTTTAAATTTAAGATTATTCTCTCCACCCGCTTTTATATTAGTCAAAGACCCCTGAAGAACTCTTGGCATTCCTATATTTGGGTATACTATAGCTCGAATTTCGATTAATCCATCTTGTGTTTTAGAGGGATCGATGTTTATGAAATATTCTTCTACATCATTTGATGAATTTAATTTCTTTTCAGTTATAGTTTTCCAACTTCCACCATTTACTGAAAATTCTACACGATTAATTCCACAAACATGAAATGCAATAACTCCCACAGAAAATATTGAACCATATTCTGTATAAGGTACTGTAGTCCATCTTGCTATTGCTTGTGCATCGTAACCCCAATCTGATGGAGTTCCTGTATTGTATGGTTGTGTTGTAGGACCATTAAATCCTGTTCCAATATCCGCCGTTTCTATAGTTGGATTTTCTAAAAATATTGCAAGATCAATTGCATTTACGATTCCATCTTTATTGTAGTCATACAAAGGATCATTTGTATTCCACGCATTTAATAATTTTGCTAGTTCTTCTGAATTTGACATTAGTTGTCCTCCTTAATAATATCTAGTGAAAAGAAACAACCCCCATTTCTGGGGGTTGTCTTTCATTGAGTATTGTTTAGGATTTAGGAACGCTATTATAGCATCCATATGCTTTCACACCGTTATATTCATAGCCACCTTCAATTGGTTTCCATTTTGCTCTTCTTCCAGTATCAGTAAATGTTGCAATATTATCCCAGTGAAGATCGCAATCGGTGAGGATAACATCTTCCATATCTCTAGTTTCCCAACCATCTTCTGAAGTATCTCCACCGAAAAGCATCTTTTGATAAGGAGACTTGTGGTTGATGATAAGAATGTGGAATGCCTTATTATTAATCTGAGTAAACGGAGGTCCACCAGCGTTCACGATGTTCTTTCCCAATCTTGGTCGTGGAACATGGATGAATGTATTGTTCACGAAAGCAGAATTACCAAAGTAACATTGCTTATCAACATCTGGAATAAATTCTGGTCTGTTTCCAAAAAACCAATCTCTTCCTGCCAAGACAGGTCTGGCGAAGATTCCCTGAACACAATCTACGCCAGTGGCATAGACTCCACTCATGATGACATTTTCGTGTGTTTCCCACATCTGATAAATGTCTGAATGTTTTGGAGTCAAGAACCCTGCAAAAGTATCAATTGTTACATTGAAGATTCCATTTGCCCTTGAGAATGCATCACCCCATATTCTGCGAATGGTTGAGTTTCTGACCATCGGTGTGCTGTTATATCCAGAGCAGAAGTTGCTGAGATGGCAGTCAGTGAAGAAGTGTTCTCCACCTATACATCTAAATACAACTGCATCTTTACCGTTGGTTGAGAGAGGAATGGACTTGTCTGGGTGTCCCTTATTCTGCAAACCATTCTCATACCATGCCTCATTGGATGGATTGATGAACTTGCAATTATCCCACCACATATCTTTTCCTGAGAAGTACCCGACTCTTCCAAAGTCTAGAGTAATATTTACCCAACGAATTGGAAGTTTACACCCAAATGATGTGCTATTTGGTGTGGTAAAGACTGTATTTCCAGAACCACGAATTGTCAACCACTTACTTGGACCAGTTCCAGATGCGGTCTTCTTTGGTCTAATAAGTTCAAACTCTCCATCCCCAAATTGAATAGTATCACCACTTATAACAACGCTAAGTGCTTTCTGTGCTGTTCTAAATGGAGCAGAAATACCATCATTAGAATCATTACCAGTAAGTTCAACTTTATATACTTTTCCAATATAAGTCTTTTCAAGAACTAAATTGTGAATGCCCAACTTTGAGACAAGTAATGGTTCAAGATATGAAGATAAATTTTCATATCCTTTCTTTGGACCCACTGAATATGGTTCATCGAAAATTAATTCAGAACCATCATTTGCAATTACCTTTGCAGATACAGTGATTGTATCACCAGGCAACAGAGTATCAAAATCAAAGTCAAAAGAGTATTCTTCAATCTTTGTCTTTTGATTTGATCTAATCTCTGTAATTACATGTGAAGTTGTTGTATTACCCTTCTTAACTGTATACTGAACTTCTTTAATTCCGTCTTTGTGATAAGCAACTAAACCAATCTGTTGCACTCCATCCAATACCTCATTCGGGACTCTTGCCCATCTCGCTATCGGTTTGATGTGTGACATACTTTCTCCTTTTTTGTTTCTGTATTTACATTCAACAGCGAATGTGTATTCAGAAATCGACACTATATGTAGAAAAGAAACAACCCCCATTTCTGGAGGTTGTCGGACCTGAGATGCTATCTCAAGTGGGGTATTATACCTATTTATATTAGCGACGACGGCGACCCATCAGACCCGCCATACCAAGAAGAGCAATTGCCCCAGGAGCAGGAGCGGAAAGAACAAACGCACCCCCTGCGGTATTACCGATGAATGTAGGAAGTGGTCGCCAATCGCCCCACTTGTTCTGTCCATTTTCATCAGTAAACCAGAAGTCTTGAACATTCTGACCCTGCGACCAAACAAATTGATCACCAGCAGCATCATTGAGTTGTGCTCCAATGTTCATAAAGTATGAACCTGAAGTAATCTGGAATGAAATTGGAACATAAAACTCATAGATTGCTTCACCAAAGAAATTAGTTTCTCCAGTTGCAGTCGCAGTAATGTTTTCCAAATCAATAAATTGATTTGTAACTTGTGTTTCAAAGTCTGTATTCCAAACAACGATCTGGAAACAATCAACATTTGAAAGACCCTGACCATTGAAACCATTCATAGAACCCCACCACTTCAATGAAGAAGTTGTGTATGAATCCTCAAGTTCAAATCCCTGAGCACCACTCTGTGCATAAGTATATGCACCCTTTGATTCAAATGCATCAGAATAGAATCCAACAGTATCAACTACTGGATTGTTAACAACGATGAAATCTGCCATTGCCTCAGCACCAAACATTACGGTTGCTACGATACTTGCCATTACATTCTTAATCATATTTTTCTCCGTAATCCCCCAACGAGGGGGAGTTTTAGTATTATACCATAACTACATTTTTTGTCAAGTGGTAAGATCCACTATTTCACATTTATCTCCACTACATGCAAAAGTTTGTGAACTCTTGGTACTGTCTGTCTTTTCATAATTCTTGAGAAGTGACCAGTCTACATTCTTAGGCATTTCCACCGATAAGGCAGTATATGCAATCTTAGTGCATTCCTGATATGGTGCTTGCTGATATGAGTGATCTGAATGCGGCAAGAACGAAATGCCACTGATCTCATCGAAATGCTTATACACGAATGCTCCTACCTCCATCCATTCGTGTTCTCTGACTGTAACTGTAATAGATGGTTTATGCTCACACCAGTGACGCTGATATGTCAACCACAATTCAAGATGTTCAATTGCAGACATATCATTACGAGTAACAGAACCCTCTGCCTTCATGGGGAATGAGAATACCATCGTGTGGTCTGGCTTCATCACGCAAGGTTCTGCGGGGAATCCTAGATCGATCATCATCTGACACAATGGATCCTTGCGATCTGCACGAACGGTACGGATGTAGTATTCACTATGACGAGCATGAATACCAGATGCGGCATCAGTCAACTGTGAAACAGTTCCAGATGGTTTTATGCAAGTAATTGCAGCAGCAGGATTGATTCCAATCTTTTCTGCCCATTCTTTATTTGTAATTATTGCAATAGTTTTTAGATCTTGCAATACACCAGCAAGTAATTTATGATCCTTACTTCCCATTAGAACATTATCAAGAATACCTGTTAATGACACTCCAAGCAATGCTTCTTCCTGACAATTCTTTTTCCACTCTGATGAGAGGTACGGAAAATGTGTAAGCGATGCTTGGAATGTTCCGAGAATAGAAGCAATTCGAATCTTACGAGCGATATCATTTTGTGTATCTTCTGGACGAATTACAACTTCAGTAAGGTTGCAAAATTCACGATCCCGAAGAATAATTTCAGAGCAAGGATTCGTTCCAAACTCATAGGATGAGTCACGGCGATCTCCAAGTTTACTAACAGTTCGTCTGCAAGCATCACGATTGAAAATACCGCGTTCTCCACTCTTTGACTTATAAAGTGAAACCCATTCATCCATAAAAATACCAATCTCTGGTTTCTCCTTGTATGCAACTGAGTTGTTTGCAAGTGCGCGTTGTGGATTCTCATTCCACCATGCACCAGACTTTGCATCTCTCATTCTTTCATCTGTGAGATTCGATAGGCTAATAAGAGCAGATCTACGGACTCCTCCGACCACGACAATTTCCGCAATCTTGCATACGATGTCGTGACATTCGATTGATGTGAGTTTTCTTCCCGCTGCTCTCTTAAAAGTATCACAGGTGAATTTGAAAAGATCTTCGAGAGGTCTTGGTCCACTTGCTCTCCCACCAAAAGTTTTGAGTCTTGCCCCAGAAGGACGAACTTTTGATATGTCCCACTGTGGTATTTGACCTCCAATGAGTAAGGAGATAAGTTCTTTATAAGCCTTAGCCCAACCAGCCTTGCTATCTTCCACAATAATTGTAGTATCGCTAGGACTGAAGTGTTCAGCGATTGTAGGAAGTTTTTCAACATACTGTCTCTCCACAGAAAAACCAACACCAGTTCCACACATCAAGATGTATAAAATTTCATCAAACGCTCTTACACGATTAATTGCAACATATGAACAGTTATATCCTGCGGTATTATCTCGTCTTAATGCTTCTCCTGCGGTCATCAGTGCGCGCATAGAAGGCATTACTTCAAGATTAAGAACAGCATTCTCTAGTTCAGAACGAAGTTCTGATGACATTATATAACTATTATTTTCTTTGAGTTGAACTTCAAAGAAATCAAAATATCTTTTGACGGTTTCTTCCCAAGATTCTCTACGCTTTTCTTTCTCAATCCATCTTGCATATCGTGAAGTATGGATAAATTTTTGATAATCTGACGGCAATTCTTTCATAACAACTCCTTTAAAACGGTATCTTATGTATTCGTCGTAAGCACACTCCAGGATTCAGGAAACCAAGGTTCAATTATTTTTCCAATAGCCCTTGCATATTCCTGAACTTCCCATTGTGCGTGTGGATCAATTCTTTGTTTATAAACACGCGCATACGCTGGTAGAGATCCTGTCCACCACCATTCTGTATAGACTCCCTGTGGAAGAACAAACCTTGCTTGCTCGGGTGCTACTCCTGCCTCTAGCAAGTCATTGTATGCTTCTATTGCAGACTCCGCAGAATCACGATAGATCTTATCGATAGTCATCTTTACCTTTGGATCTTCAATAAAATCTTCCGATCCCTGCTTTGCTCCGTTCGTTGGTTTACCACGAAAGAATGGATAATAAAGATCTGGTTCATATGAAACATATCTGCGAGAGATTTCGTTCTCCGTAAATCCAACTTTATGTTTAAAAAGTTGTGTACGAATTGAAATCGGTGCTTTGATTCGCAAAGTAATAGATGTATGTGCGAATGGAGTCCAGTGATTATGATCTGCAAGATACTTTACAAGTTTAGAATCTTTTACAGAAAGAATATTGGCAGGGACATGACTATCTGGATGGTCCCATTCACTTTGTTTATTAAATGAAACTCTTGCTGCATTGACCACAGTCAAATCAGTACCCATGTGATCAACATATTCGACAAACCCAGAATCAAGGACTGTAATTCTTTCAGTTTTCATTTTTAAATTCCTTCAAAAAGTCTGATGTCTCTCCCAAAACTCGTTTAATTTGTTGGATTGCAAATTCTATAAACTTTGGATCGTTTTTGATATATTTTGTTATTTTCACAAAATGTTCCCAATCATTCATATCAAAGGAATCATAATCCAACTCTCTAGCATGACGAACAAAATTTGACAAATAGTTCTTCATCCCCAAAGGATCTTCTTTATTTGTCTTTTTCTTTTCCATCCATGCTTCAGTTGCTTGTTCCTCATTGCCAAGTTTGTTTACTAGATTGTTGAAATTCATTTCCCTCTTGCGAAGTGTTGAATACAGTTCTTCTAGAAATTTTTTATTGTCTTCATGCCAATATTGTAAAGTAACACCATCTACTTTTGAAAAGGTCTTACCATAATCAACTGCCCTGTAAAACAATTCTTCGTTAGTTTCTCTAACATATTCACTAAATTTAAAATGAAATTCAGCAATTGTAATCAAAGTATCATAATCTTCTTTTGAAATTTTCATTTATATTTTCTCCATGAATTATATGCAAGCATAGCAGATGGTCCACTGTGTGTGTTGGTTTGGATTATATCATGGACATTCATTCCATTCAACACCATATCATTGATATCTTTTTCTTTGATGTGTGGGGGAAAAATACAAACCTTTTCATTTCTCTCAATTAACTTTTTGAGTGTGTCTGCGACTGATTTGTTTCTAGGTTCATTGTCGAGAACAAATAACAAATTTTCATTTTGAAATTTTTCTCGTATCTCTAAAAAGTTTCCAACACCCAAACATGCAATTGCATTTGGAAGAAACAAACTGTCGAATGGTCCTTCAACAACAATGATTGGTTTGCTTTTATTTAGTTTCTCTATGCCGTATGTTAATTTTAATTTTTCATTTTTCTTAAGAGTTATATACTTTGGTTTTGCATTTGTAAGAGTTCTCCCCTGAATACCAATACATCTATTGTGTTCATCATAAATTGGTATTATTATTCTTTTGTCATTTAAAAGTTTATAATCGGGATTAAACTTATTCGCAAGATCACCAAATGTTTCAGTGAACCCAATATTTCTTCCGTGTGTTGGCAATTTTCTATTTTCTATAAATTTGACTGCCTCATGTGTCTGTGGAAGTTTTTCAATCAAATCGTACTGGGGCGTATCGAATTTGCTTTCGATGACTACCACCTGTCTCTCCTCTATCTTCTCGGTCTTATCCTTAAATCTCTCAAGGCAATATTCTTGAAATAAAGGTGGAGATACAATTTCTAGAAATTTATAAATGTTAAAAGATATTCCACAATTGTGACATTTGAAAAAATAAGAATTTTCAGAGACGAAAAAATATCCTCTCGCCTTATTCTTATTGACTTCAGAATCTCCACAAATTGGACAACGACAATTTGCCAAATTGTCTTTTTTCCATTTAAATTTCTCCAAACGATTGGATACTAAATTTATATACTTTTTATCAAGATATGATGACATTAAAAATTCCAATCATCTGTTTTTGATTTTTTAAAGTTATCTTTAGTTTGCGTAAATGTTTGTGCTGGTTGTGGTGTAGGTGTTGTATTGTTCTTAATATCAAATACTTTCATCTTGGCACGATTAATACCAAGAATAAACTTACGATTTACCGCAGTATCATTATACCTGTTCTTCAATTGCTTGACCATGATCTGATTCATCTCTGCCAATTCTTCTGTAGAGATGAGAGCAAACATGAAATCAGCAGTGGCAGGAAGACCAAAAGATTCAGAAGTATCTTCAAGACCTACATCAGAATTCGAATATCCAGATCGTGTAGTCTGTGTTGCACTAAAGATAGGAACACCATATTCAACTGCAAGACCACGAAGTTCTTCTGCGATTGATTTGATATATGTGTATGAATTTATATTGTTACCATTCTTTAGTCTGGCAGATGCACAGATATTCAAATAGTCAATGAAAATAATGTCTGGTTTAAACTTTCGCTTCAACCATAATTCATCAAGCAAAAATCTAAAGTGATTTACATTTGCAGTTGCTGTAGGATATTCCTTGATGATTAGTTTTCCCTTGACTCCTGCACTTAGATTCTGAATTCTTTTTTCATATACTGTCTTTGGTAACTCTTTCAAATTGTCCAAAGTAATATCTAACAAATTTGCATCTATTCTTTCTGCAATTCTTTCTTCTGCCATCTCACATGTTATGTAAAGAACATTGGCATTTTGTTTTAAACAATTCGCTGCATGATGACAAAGAAACAAGGACTTACCGACACCTGTTCCTGCCATAACAATATTAAGAGTCTTTGTAGGAGTTCCACCATTTGTAATTTGATTAAAGAAATCCAAGTCAAATGGAATTTTCTTTTCAATTGTGTGATAAAAATCATAACGCTGTTCATAATCTTCAATGTAATCATGTCCAATGTGGATATCAAACGAAACAGCGAGTGCTTTTGATAAAATATCAGGAATTGATCCATGAGACTGTTGAGACTTGCCATCAATGATTTGAATGGATTCCATAATTGCATTATACACCGCTTTCTCTTTGCAGAAAGATTCTGTCTCATTTACCAACCAATCAACATCACAAGATTCCTTAGAGGTTGATATATCTTCAACTATATTAGATATCCTCTTAAGTTCATCTTGTGTAATTGATTTATTTTTATCTAGAATAATATACAATGCTTCCTTTGTTGGAAGATTATTATATTTCTGAATAAAATCATGAATACTTTCAAAAACAAATTTAACACAACGATCATGAAAATACTCCCTCTTTAAGAAGGGAGTAACTTTTCGTGAGTATGATTCGTTTTTTAGTAAATTGTGTAGAATGAGTTTTTCAATATCTGTCATTATTCTTCCTCAGTTTTGGTTTCAGCACCATAACTGAACTCATTATACACTGCCTTGTCGATCAGATCAAGTATATCCTTTGTAAAATACTTTTCTGGATTATCATAAATTGTTTTTTCAAAAACTTTTGATCCATCAGGAAGTTCAATTCTTGTAGAATTTTTCTTAAAGATTCCAGCATCTACTGCAATATCTACAAGACCGTAATATGGATCAAGACCAGTATCATAATTTAAACGAACATCAATTTGCTTATTTTCTTTGGTAAATCTACCCTTGTAAAGTTTACAATGAATAATATTACCAACGACCTCCCCATCAGCATTCTTGTCTTTCTTCTTTGAAAGATAAACAATAGTCGATGCAGCATATTTAAGACCTGTACCACCACCCATCTCAGACATTGGAACATAAGCACCAACTACTTGATAAGTATGATTCGTCATAATCATTGGAATCTTTGCAATGCCAAGTTTGACTGTGAGAACACGGAAGGTAGACTTCACAATCTGTGCGCGAGTCATGTCTCGCGTTTCCTTTCCTTCCGCAGTATCATTCATCTCTTTAGATGTTGACAACATTCCAAGAGAATCAAGAACAATCATTGTTCGCTTTCTATTCTCCTTTGGAAGTTCAAGATATTTGTCAACAATGGTAATTGCTTGGTGACGGAATTCTTCTACAGTTGATACTGGAAATACTGCAATCCGCTTTGGATCAATTCCACGATTCTTGAACATTTCAGATGTCACTGCTTGTTCAGAATCAAAATAAAGAACAACTGCATCTGGGTTGTCATTTAAAAACTTTGACACAATCGAAAGAGTAAAATAAGTTTTACCTGTTGAAGATTCACCTGCCAAAGCAGTAATCTTATTATCTGGCATTCCAGAGTAAATACTTCCACTCAACAATCCATTCAAAAGATAAGTTCCAGTGTCAACAAATCCACTGACATCTGATCCTTCCAACCCATCGCTAACCAAAGACGCATACTTGTTTCCTGACATTTTAACCATTGACGATAAGAAGTCGCTCATATATTCCTTTCAACCGAATAGGTTTTCTAGTGTATTTTTCTTTTCTGTTGACCAACCGATAATATCCAAAATAGAAGTCAGGGGATCGATGAATGATTTTTCAAATTGTAACTTGTAATCAATATATCCTTCCAACTTAAATTCCTTTGGAAGAACATTTGAAAATGAAATAACTTGATCCTTTCCCATCACACCACCCAAAGGGTTTGGTGTTTTCAACATGAGAAATTTAATCTTATCACCCTCTTGTATTTTACGATACTTTTTACTGATCTTGAATAGATCAATGTAATGATTATAGATCAAAGCACCCTTGACTGCAATGGGTGTTGATTTTTTATAAATTGTTCCACGATCAGAATATTTATTCAAACCATTGACACTTCTAGGAAATGCAATGTCTTCTGGTGGTAAAGAATAAAACTCTTTGCGACATGACTCTACAAAATCAATCATGTCTTGTTCTGTACCATTCATCGTGATGTTGATTGCTCTCTTCAAATGCTTACGAACAAATTCAGGAGTTGAACTACGAGTAGTTTCAATTCCCATGATTTTGAGTTTTGGTTCAGAATAACGAACACCTTCAGAATCCAATACATTCAACATGTATCTTTTCTTAGCAGTCCAAATGCCCTTATCCGCAATTACTTCTCTACCCATTTGCATTTTGTTTTCATAGGCATTCATAATCTTGGAAAGTTCTTTAAATTTCTTCTCAATAAATGGAAGAATAATTTTCTCAGAACAATTATCCAAATAATCTGTTTTCTTTTTGGTAGACTCATTTGGAATAAACTTTTGAACCAAACCACTGAGATTCAAATATACAGAATCTGTATCAGAAGCAATTACATAATCAACACCATTAGTTCCAACGGTTTGATTTATAAATTCGTTGAGTTTATTTCCAATCCACTGAATAGACAACTGACCCGACAGAGTGATTGCCTCTGCGAGTTCAGTTGAATAATATCTGAAATACTGATTTCCTATAGCACCATAAGCAGAGTTCAATTGAATCTTACGAACAAGTTGGAAATTATTATACTTAGAGATATCCAACTCTGTTTGTCTTTTAAGTTTTAACAATTGATCATCTGATAATTTAGAATAATCCATAAAGTATAGTATACCACACAAAAATCAAAAATCAAGACAAAGTAAGAAGATACTTTGTAGTATTTACGATTGAAAGCATTTCATCACGAATATTTAGGAGATCGCTATCATTTTCATTTAGACTATTTGGAAGATCATTTTGTAGATAATTTCCAAAGGCACTTAAAACCATAAGTGGTTTTGCTTTGTCATAATTGCTTACAGAAATTGTAAAATCCCCAGCAATTCTTTTTCCATATTTACCCATATATGTTTCAACAAAAGAATCTATAAGAGCATCTAAACCTTCATATGCCTTTCCCAGTGCTTTGTGTTCTGAATACGAATGTGTTTGCCAATGAAGTATCCTCAATTGACTTTGTACTTTAAGAAAAATATCTACATTAAACATAAGTTATCCTTTCGATATTATATTTATATCTTTAAATTAATCATTGTGAAAAATTTGTAGATACATTGAATGTGTCCATCTATCTGCTATTGATCAATCTTCACCGCTAGCTTGGCTGAAGGCAGCACTTATGTTGAAGACATCCAAGACACTCGCTGTACCAGGTGCAGTCTTCTCAAGCGTCACATCAAAATTACAGGGTGCGCTTGTGCTTGGAGCAATATAAGAAAACTTCAGTTGATCTCCATCGGCAAATGTCCCTGTTAGCGTAGTTACAAGCCCCGACGATGAACTATTAGTACTAATACTATTTATTTCGACATCGTTCTTGTATGCATTGAATGTACCACTGTTAAAGGTTCCGACAGAGGCAAAAGTCACTCTCAATGTCGCAGGACTACCAGTGTTGACTATGGTTCTGTTGGTATTAAAAACAGTGGTGTTAACATTGCCGTCATTGATAACGATATCATCGAACGGCGCACTCAAGGATGTTTGTTCATCTGGTGCTGAACTTGCTCGACGGGAACCACCACCACTTGCATCTGCACCAAGTGATGTTGATGTAATAAAATTTTGTAATTGGGTATCACTAATAGAAACTCCACTATTAATATCCTCCCAAAGATTTTTTTGATTTTTCTTAAATATTCTTCCGTCCATCAATTTAATGATATTGCCAGTTGGTCGTAAATAAGGATACATTTGATTTTCTCCAATATTATTTATAAAGTCAATTTCCATACTCCATTAACAATTACACCACAATCTGGGACATTCTCAGGATTAACCTTTTCCACAGAATAGCACTGTGTTAATTTCATACCAGATCTAAGTTTATTTAGACTGTCGCACTCATCTACCGCATTTGTTTTCTTTTTAAACACAAGAATACCCTTTCGGGGTTCTCCCGAAGGGTCTTTCATGTTATCCATCACAAAATTGTCTTTATCAGTAACTATTCCATACATTATATTAATCCATTCTCTTCATCGAAGCGAGTGATCGCTTCCAGAGCGTATTTGCTTACTTGACTACGAAGTTCCACGATCTCAGCATATGCCTCTGAAATTGTACGAATTACATCAGGTGGGAGATCTTGCCTCTTGCTCAGAACCCGAAGTTCATAGGCAATGTCTTTCATGCTTCATTCCCAATTTGATCACTGATTTCTGTGAAAGGAAGGATCGGTAGTTCTGCCACTATTCCAACACAAGCGGATGCTAAAACTGTTGCGAGTTTCATTGTGTGTTCATCCTGTAATTCATATTCTTTCCTGTTCCAAGTTTGACACCCTCTCCTGGTGGACGCACTTTTTCGGATTCTGTGGCAATCGGACGAATTTGATGCGCCCACAAATGCCCTTGGCACTTCACCATAAAAAGTGTTGTTGTGAGAATTGTTATAGTCACAACATAAAGAGTATGTCTAATCTTTGGTTTCATTGTGATTTATCCTTGTGGCAATCCCATCCACGATTCTCCGCGTAACCCTTCGGATCAAAGTGTGGAAAATAATGATTCCACCTGACGGTTCCTTTCAATTGGCAAACTTCGCGCCTCGCTTCGTCGCGTTCCGCGCGAAGTCGTTCGATCTCGTCGGCGGCTTTGAGAAGATCGGCATTGACTATAAAGACAGGAGTTGTCGTATCTACCTGTGTATAGTAGCGCAACCGTGCCACAATATCATCGCTCATTCGTCATCCTCCATAATACCAAAGGTGGGAATCGAACCCACATGCCGTTAGGCAACGGATTTTGAATCCGCCGCGTCTGCCAGTTCCGCCACATTGGTGTAATGGGAATGGTGGGAATCGAACCCACACGATCAATTGATCGACAGATTTTAAGTCTGTTGCGTCTGCCTGTTCCGCCACAATCCCGAACTACCCCGCCTAGATTCGAACTAGGAAAAAGAGAACCAAAGTCTCCTGTGATACCGTTTCACCACGGGGTATTAAAACACATTACTTGCAAGTGCGTACATTGCAATACCACTTGCGGTCCCTACATTCAGACTCCTTACAGTTCCATACTGCTTAATATACAGTATGTGGTCACAGATGTCAAGGATTTCTGTTGGAAGACCGACTTGTTCTTGACCAAATGCTAGAACATAATGTGTATTTGTATTCCATGAAAATTCATCAATCGCAGAAGCACCTGGCACATTATCTATGCCAATAACTCGTACTGTTCCGTATGTACCTCGAATGATTTTGATTCTTTCTTCAAGTTCAGAAAAGGTTCTGGTATGAAGAAAGTTTGTATAATGATGTGTACCGACAGTGCCGCGACGATCATATTGCTTTGACCCGTAAAGAATTACTTGCTTCGCAAGGAACGCATTTGAGTTACGAATGACTGTAGCAATATTGAAATCGTTATATAGATTGCTACAAACCACGGTAAAATTATTCCGCTTCGAATCCAAATCCGCAATGATTGCTTCATGCGACCAATAGTGGTAGTGATCGATGATGTTCCTCGTCTCCATAGTGGTATTATACCATATCTGGTCACTTTGTCAACCCCCTACGCTTGATTTCTGCGTCAATCTTTTCTAGTTCTTTCTTCGCATCGATCATTTTGTTTTTGAAACTTTTACGGTCTTTATACATGTTTTCCATGAGGTCTGGAAGAAATCCACGAACATCTTTTCGATATGTTGTTCCATTTGCTGCAATGGAAAGATTCTTGTCTTTAAATTCTTCGATGGATTTCATGGAAACAATTCCTTGCTTTAGAATTCCTTCTGGGGAAATTACACCTCTTGCTCCCTCATTTGTAATGGTTTCGGGAGAAATATTGTATTGCATGATCAAGTGGGGATACAGACTGTTCAAGTCATATGACACTACCCAATCATGCATTCCAACAATCGGTTCCTTGACATAAGCACCAGCATATTGCTCGTCCTTACTTCCTCGCTTCTTGGAAGGAATTACAATTCCACGATCACTCAGATAATTGTAAATTATCACATCCCATGTTCGAACTTGAGAGAATACATCTTGAAAATTTACTCCAGCAGAATATGCCAATGCAACTGCAAGTTCTATTAGTTTTAGTTTCTCTTCAAGCTTCTGAACAAGTTCGACATCTCGAATGTTATACTCAATAAACTTTTGAAAATCTTTCTTGTAGAATTCTGTAATGCTTTCGTATTCAGAATAAGAAAGTTTCTTTTCTCCTAACTCAACATATGAAATATGATTGAGACTATAAGACTCTTGATTCACATATGTAAATGTTTTGTAAAGTTCATAATAATCTAACATTGATATTCCAACGATATCATACATTAGATCTTCTCTGCCTTTTCTACTGATAAACTTCTCTTTGATCTTTCCCCACGGAGAAAGCATCTTTGAGTATTTCTTACCAAGAACTTTAGTAATTCTCTTGATTAAATACGGAAAGTCGAAGAAACGAATGTTCCAACCCGAGACAATATCAGGGTAATTTTGCGAAAAATATTCAACAAAAGATTTGAGTAGATCTTCTTCTGCGGTAAATTCGTAAACTTCAATCTTCTCTGTTGTTTTGAATCTTCCTTTACAGAAAGTTGTCTTTCCATTTTTAGTTGATGAGATCGTGATAGCAATAACTTCTTCTTCTGGATTCTCGACAGAGGGGAATCCTTTTTCTGACGATGTTTCGATGTCGATGTATGCGATATCGAGTTTTGAGAAGTCATATGAGATACTGGTTCCGTAAATATTATTTATAAATTTATATTCTACAGGAATATCGCCATGAATATCAAAGTTCTTAATGTTGGAATATTGATCAATAAATTCTTTGTAAGAATCATATGATTCAAATTTTATTTCGGAAAGATATTTCCCATCAATGGATTTGAACTTTGTCTTGTCGTTTGATGACAAGAACAAAGAGTTTTGAAAATCAACTTCATTATAATTAGTATCTCCAAATTCATCCTTCTCTGCAAGGAGAATTTTCTTGTAATCATAATAAACATTCGTGTAAAACTTCATATGCGTATTATACCATACCATTCTCATCTACACAACAATTATCTAAACACTTTTCAAATGGTTTTGCTTTGATATTTGTTTGATGATCGTGAAACTTTTGACCATCCTTGTATATTCCACGCAAATAATCTCTTTCACCTTTGTTTCCATTTTCTTTTAGATGAGCATTATAGTGCTTTCTTGAATCTGCCCATTCTCTATACTTCTGATTAAATTCTGGATCGTTTTCTAAAGATTCAATTCTTGGATCAAATTGCTCTATAAAATTTCTTTGATAAGGAAATATAGTACAGAATGGTTCTCCTTCTTCGAATATCACATCATAATTTGGTTCTGTTATCTTCCAATTCATGGTGAATGTAAATGGCAACCAATCTGTCTCTACCATTCCCTCAAGAGGACTTACTCCTCTCTTTGGATTATTTGCTGGTCCCTTGACATAAAGATTTATTCCAGGATCAGTCTTCATCAAGTAACCAGTGTGCATGGTGATGATACCAGATCCGAAGTGAGACAATGCAATTTCTGGTTTACCAAAAAAATTAAACTTGACTGCTCCAATATCATTATTACCATTCCATCTTGCAGCAAATTTATAAGGACAAACAAATGTCCATCCAAATCCATTTGCAACTGTCAATGGAAGACAACGATACGCAAATCCATTCGGCGTATCGTCCATCCACTTTCTTTTTTTGTCTGGCAAATGTATATCGGTGATCTGATGACCAGCAATGTATGCAGTGATTTTCATTGAGTATTCTTTTGTTTGTCTGCGATGTATGCTGCAAGAAGAACCGAATAATTAATAAGATCAATCAATGTGTCATGCACACCCTCATCTGAAACCACAAGTTTTCCTTTGATCGCAAATGTTGATAGTCTAGACATCTTGTCAGTCATTCTCACCAAGAAAGCTTGTTCTGTAGAACAAACCCCAAGTGCTTCTGCTCTGCGAAAATTTGCAAAAGGATCAGAACCAGTGCCAGCATAGTCGGCATTTTTCTTTTTCATCAGATCCAGTGCATATGTTGTCATTGTTTTGTGCATTTCAAATAATTCATCACGGGTCATATCATTCTCCAAATAATTGTTCTAATGTATTTTTGCTATAATTCAGATCAAATCCATTCTTAGAAAAACACCAAATATTTTCAATAAATGTTGTTGTTAGATGGTGATTCAAATTGTCTGTCTTCTTTGGTCTTTGTTTGATTCTCATTCCAATTTGACCATCGAAAACTCCACCTATAGATGTTATATGATCAACCATTTGATCACAGGTCTTATATCTATCTGAACCCAATTGTGGGTCCATGATGTTGATCATCATAGATCCTGTTGGTTTCAAAGATTTAAAGCAAGATGTAATAACTGGTTTTAGGAATTTATTCCACCAGTTGTCATACTCTGGATATCTCGCCCATGATTGTTTCCAATCATCTCCACCTTCATCATACAATTCTGTCGAAAAATATGGAGGAGAAGTAAAAATGCAATCGAATTGATTTTCTTCGATTACATCTAAAATATCTTCTGCTGGTGCATTATAGCATGTTACTTCTTTTCCAGATTTTCCAACACAATGAAATGCTTCGTAAAGATGTCCCCTTACCTCTTTTTGAAAAATTCTTATAGTTGGTTCTTCACCCGATAATAGTTTTTCATATACTATACATTGTGTTTTATACACTTCATATACACTGGGATTCGGATCAGTTCCAAAGTAAGATTTCGCCTTTGATGTGTAAAATCCTGCTAGGCGATCACCCCAACCCATACTAAAATCAAAAACAGATCCATCAAGTACATTTGATCGATCAAGCACAAAATCAAATATTGTTTTTGCAACATGTGGTTTGAATTGAGTTGCAACATATGCACCCAATCTAAAAGAACCACGAATCTTATCTACGCTTATTCCACGATTGTCTAATCTCCAAAATGTCCAATTCATCTTGGAAAGTTTTTCCTTAGAGAACCAAATTTCATTTGGAGAATAAAATCCATGAGAACCACAATCGTAACGATTTCGTTGTTGGTAATAGTTACTTATATCATTGTGGTAATGTCCAAATGAAATAACAAACTTACCAAATGTTGAATATGGATATTTGTAATCTTTATATTTTTCTACAACTTCTCCAGCATCATCCATGATGAAAGAAGAATAAGATTTATTTTTTAAATCTAGAAATTTTGTAGTTACATCCTCTGTTGATATTTTCCTAAAAGGAAAAAGTGGTGAATATGCTTCAACATATTCAGAAAATGCTTCCTTGATTTCTTCTTTTGAAAATTGTTTATTTAAATTTATCCAATCATCTTTTAAAATAATTGGAATTCCATCAGTATCAGCATATTGCTTCATGATGGATATAATTTCTTTTGTTTTGTCAGTTAGCATGATACCCCAGTTGAACCAAACCCACCGTCTCTATCTGTTTTGATGGGTGGTCTTTCTACTATGTACATTATATCATAGTTTATCATGAGTTCAAGTTGACCTTGAGCAATTCTATCCCCATTTGAAATTCTTAACTTCTGTTGAGAATTATTGAAGATAGGAATAAAAAGTTCTTGAACATAATCAGAATCAATTACACCAGTAGAATTAATAAGATTCAATCCCTTTTTACTGGAAAGACCAGATCTTGCATAAATTTTAACACAATGAAAAGTTGGAATGTCCAAAATAAAACCAGTAGGAATCAATGCTCTCCATTGTGGGGGAAGTTCTATGAAGCATTCAGAACCTGGTTCTTGTACTGCTAATTTTTCAACCTCATCATTTGTGGTTGTGAATGCTTTTACAGATTGTTGATATGGAATGTATGCACAGATATCAAAACATGCTGAATTTTTTGTAGCAAAATCGATATCTTTTACATCTGGATATTTTTTATAGACTTTTAATGCGTTCATAACAAAAGTATATCACAAATAATTATCTTGTCAATTCAAACATCTTATGAATCATAAAACTCTTGTGTATGTCCTTTAACATACATGTATGCTTCATGAATTATATCAATTCCTTTTGGTTCCATCCCATTGCCATGAGTTTGAACCAACGGTGTATATTTGATCTAGTGAAGGTGAGTTTGGGAAGTTAAGTGGCATAGGTTATTTAAAATATTTAGTATTCAAAACTGGAATTGACTAAAGGTAATTGTGTCTATAACAGCATTGCCATCTGTTTGATTGTCGATTCTAATTGTTACGGTATTTGGTGGTTCGTCAAATGCGCCTGCATTCCCAAATCCAAAGAATGCAAGATAGTCTCCTGAAGACACAGACAAAGAAGAAACAACCAAAGTTGCTCCGTTATAAAGAGTTGTGAATCCGTCGAACCCTTCGTGTGTTCCTTCTGGAGTCGGTGTGCCGCCGTATTGGTTGCTACTGCCACAATAGCGAGCAGTTGTTGATGCAGCAGTAGATGCTTTTCTATAACTTACAGTTGGGGGAGTTCCTGCTGTCGATGTAACTGTAAAGGTTAGGGTAATTGCTTGGTTAATACCCAGTATTTGTTCTTCAGTATAGTCAGCGCATGGAGAAATATCATCACAACCCAATGTCCCCGTCCAATTCAATGCTGGAGTTGGAGTCACAATACTAGAAGCAACTACTACTCTTGGTCTACTAGAAGCAATAACACCGTGGGTTGAACTTGGAATAATCATGCGGTCAACCCTCCTGCAATATTGAACACATTGCTACTGTAAGATATAATACTTACCGCAGCGTGTTGACCAGCAGTCCTAAGTTTACCTTCAAAACTATTAAGTGTTGTTCCCGATCCAGTGATTCCAACTGCACCAGCACCTATCTGAATCACAGTAGTATTGAATCCTACAGGCAAACCCGATGGAACGGTGAGGGTAACTCCACCAGCATTGCTCCATGTAATGATTTTACCATTGTCACTAGTTAATAAAGAATATGTCGTTCCTGTTAAAGCGTTGATTGCATTTGAAGTGATTCTATATCCACCGTCAGAAACAACAGCAGCACTAAAAGTTACTCCAGCAATTGGAACACCAAAGTTTGCCTGTGTAGTATTAATATTGAAAAGATTTGTACCAGTATTTCCAACTCCATTGTATATCGTGAATACACCAGAAACATTTTCAAGGTAAGTATTGAATCCTGCTGCTGGTCCTCTTCCAAGTCTTATAGCACCAGTTCTGCTTGAAGCACCAGATGTTGCCTGTGCAATTCGCAGACCCGCACCATCGGTAGAGGCAACGATGTCTATGGTATTTGTAGTAGATGAAGCAGATAAAGTACCAAGTGTTGTTCCGCTTGTCACATAAAGACTAGCGGATGTTATACCAGCATTCATAACTTGAAGAACGCTGAATGTATTTCCTTCATTTGTTCTGGCAACATTCGTAACTGCACCAGTCAATCCATTTACAGAGGTGACGAGGTTTGGCGCGTATATGTTTGATGTAAATGTAACGCCATTAGTTACAGTAAATAATAAACCACCCTCAGATTCAATATCAATTTGTTTTGGAGAATACAGATAGATCCTATCGTATCCAGTGATTTGACTGTTTGTGCCAGCAATTTCAATTTCTCCAGCACTCAGTCCAAGTGGATTGGGTGTGGCAAATATTCCAACTGTATCAGCATTTAAGTTAATTGAATCTCTTACTGCGGAAATGGCTAAAGAATCAGTTGCATTATTCATGTCAATGAATTGAAGTCCACTAGATTCAATCAATACTCTTTCAGCAGTTTCTGTTCCATTTATGGTAATT